GCATAGGCCACCGGCGATCCGCCATTGCCCACCTTGAGCAGGAACGCGCTTCCCTTCTCCGCCGCCATCTCAATCCTCCTTCAGCATCCGCACCCGGAATTCACTCGCCGCCGCCCAGCCGGTCCCCTCGCGCGCGATCCGTCCGCGCACGAAGACCAGGCTCGCGATCCGCCAGCCGCCGCCCAGGTCGCGCGGCATCGCCAGCACGGCGTCCTCCGCCGCGCCGGCCAGCGCGCGCAGCCGCACCGGGCGCTCGCCGCCATCGCGCAGCGTCACCGCGGCCCGGCCCTCGCGTCCCGCCATGTCCTTGGTGCCCCAGTCGGCGAGCACGGCTTCCTCGATCGTTGCGTGGGGCAGTGCGCTGCGCACCGGCGGCGCGTCGAACACCGCGGTCAGCGCATCCAGCCCTTCTCCCCCGCGCAGCGCAGCCGCGATTGCCGCGTGCAGCCTCGCCCGCGCGCTCATTTGAGCAATCCCGCGATCCAGCGCAGCCGCGCGTCGCGCACGACGCCCCGGCCTGCGATGGTCACGCGATCGTTTCCGGCTTCGACCCGCGTACCCGGCAGCGCCGCCCGAACCGCTTCGGCCACGCGCGCAATCGCTCGCGCCTGAGCCCGAACGGCGATCCGTTCGACCGCGCTCACGGCCGCGCCCCGCCATCGATCCGCAGCCGCCGCCATGGCCGCCACAAAGCGGTCACCGCCGCCGGCGGCGCCTGCGCGGTGTCGCGCACCGTGTAGAGATGCGCCGCCAGCCGGATCACGCCCTGCGCGATCGATTGAGGAACGCCCTCCGGACCTGCCGCCAGCCCCGCCTGATAGGAGACGCGGACCCGCGTGGCTGCCGGTGCCCGCACCCAGCCCTCGCCCCGCGCATCGATGTCGATGGCATAGCGCTCCGCCGCCAGCGGCGTCGCCACCCCTGCGGCATCCACCGCTTCGACCGCGCCGATCGACCAGACCGGCGCCGCCGCCAGCCGCTGCCAGCTCCCGCCGCCGGCCACCGTCGCGGTCAGCTCGCGGCGCACCAGCGGCCCGCCGACAAAGCCTTCGCAAGCCTCGCGCGCCGCCGCGATCATCGCCTCGATCTGCGCATCCTCGGCGTCGTTCTCGACGCGCAGATACGCCTTCGCTTCTTCCAGCGTCATGTCTGCCTCCCTATCCGCCGATGCCGATGCTCAGCCGCGCGACGGGCCGCAGCGCGCCGTGGCTCCACGCCCCGGGCGGCTCGAAGCGCACCCCGATCGCACCGCCCAGCCGGCCGATGGTGCAGTCGAACCACAGCGGCCCCGTCGCCCCGCTCACCGTCCGCACCACCGCCGATGCGGCAAGCGTCGGACCGACGCGGTAGCTCAGCTCGCCGCCGGTCCGGATGATCCAGGCCACACCTTCATGCGTGCGCGTCGGCGGCACATAGGTGCCGCTCTCGAACACGTAGAAATCGGCGCCATAGAATTGCGCGGCGAAGCCGATATTCGCATAGCCGTCGCCCGCCGCCGGATCGGTGCTGACACCGAAGATCGCCGAATTGGGCGCGGTCAGATCGGTCACGCGCAGCACGAAATCGCCCGCGATCGCCACGGCCGATGCAGCGGCCGCGGCATATTGCCCCTCGACGCCGCCGGTCTTCTCGACGCGCCACCCGCCATCGGGCATTGGCGTCACCACGGTCTGCGCGCCCGCGACGATCGCGGCCATCAGTAGAGCGCCACGATATCGGCCGCGGTCGTGCCGGTCGCCCGGACGATCCGCACCCGCACCGGTATCACGCTGCCGCTGGCGACATTGGCCAGCGTCACCGCGCCGCCACCGCCCACCGCCTCGATCGACAGGCTGCCGCCGGTGCCGACATAGAGTCCCTTGGGAATCGCGCTCAGCACATTGCTGTCGTGCGGCGTCACCGCCACACAGCGCGTCGCCGGCGCCGACACATGATCGGCCCGGTTCTCGAAACCATCGCTCATTGGATCCTCCTTGGCAGCGGGGCGGGTCCGCGCCCGCCCCGCGCTTCATCCCCACCTCAGGAGGCGCTGAACTTCAGCAGCTTGATCGCCTCGCTGTTCGTCACCGCGCCGCCGACGCGCTTGGTGGCGTAGAAGTGGACGAACGGCTTGTTGCTGTACGGGTCGCGCAGGATCTGCGTCTCGCCGCGTTCGGCGATCAGGTAACCGGCCTTGAAGTTGCCGAACGCGATCGACAGCGATCCGGCAGCGATATCGGGCATGTCCTCCGCCTCGACCACCGGATAGCCGAGCAGCGTCGCCGGCTGGCCCGATGCGATGCCCGGCTGCCACAGGAACGCGCCGTCGCTGGTCTTGAACTTGCGGATGCGCGCCAGCGTCGCCGAATTCAGCACGAACACTGCGCCCTGACGGTACGGCGCCCGCAGCGCCTGCACCAGATCGATCAGCTTCTCCTCGGGATTGGCCGAGAACGCGCCCGATGCGCCCGATGCGACATGCTGCAGCGTGCCGAAGGCGCGGCTGGCGTCGCCCGTCGCCGCGGTGGCATAGGCCAGGAAGCCCTTGGGCTTGTTCGTGCCGTTGCCACTCACGAACGCGGCGCCCTCGGCGCGAGCGAACTCGCGCGCAATCTCGTCGGCCAGCCACGCCTCGACGTCGAACGCGCCGTCGTCGAGCATCGTCTGGCTCGCCGCCGGGTTCGCGTAGAGGTCGCCCATCGGCGGGGCGATCTCGTTGAACGTCGCGGTGTTGGTCTCGGCGCGCGCGCCGGTTTCCGCCGCCCAGCCCGACGGCGTGCCGCCCGATGCCACCAGCTTGCGATAGCCCGCGCTGCCCACCGTCACGACATTGGCGATCGCACGGATCGGCGAGATCGCCGCCAGCGTCGCGTCCACCAGCGTGTCGATCTCGCGCGGAATCGCGTAGCCGCCCTCCGCGCCGCTCGTGCCCGACATCGCCTTCATCTCGAGCGCGCCGGCGCCGCTGCGCAGGAACCCCTCGAACATCGCACCATTGGGGGCCCGCGCTCCCTCCAGCACCGGTCGCGCCATTGGCACGCCAGCCGCTTCCATCGCCTCGAACGACTGTTCGAGGACGTCCGCCTTCGTCTCCATGATTGTCTCCCGTTCCAGCACAAAAAACCTCCCCGGAACGGGGAGGGGAACCATGCCGCAGGCATGGTGGATGGAGCCCGCCACACGCGAGCCCCGTCGTTTCAGCTATTCAGTGCGCTTTCGCCGCGAACCGCCTGTACGGCGTCAGTCCGGCACACCCGCAATCTTCGGGGACCGGAACCGCATCCCTGCCCAGGTCGTGAGCAGCTTCAGCATGAAGCGTCCGGAATGTCCGCGATACCGCGCCAGCCCGTCATCGGGCAGGACGGTATCGGCGGGAATGTCGCCGGTCATCACCCGCATCGACGGCGCGGGCGCATCGGCAACCCGCGGTCGATAGACCGTGACCCAGAACCCCTTGGTGAAGTCGAGGAACATCGGCGCCCCGCAACAGGCCGCGACCAGGCGCCGCGTCGGCGATTGCGGCGTCAGCCGATGCGCTTCCAGCCGCTCGCCGCCGGCGGCGACGCGCACCCGGTCCTTCCGCCACAGCACCGTCGATGTCCCGCCTGCGGCATCGACGATCGGTGCGCTGCCCGACGCGGCATCGAATGCCTGACCGGCGGTTCGGCAACTCGTGCAATGGCACACCCCGCTCAGCATCGGCGCGCCATCCGCTTCCATCCGCACCGTCCCGCAGTCACATGTGATCGTCGTCATGCGTGCCTCCTGTGTCCACGCTACAGACGATCCCGTTCGCGTTCACCCGTCGCGCGCCCGGGTTCCGTCACCCGCTTGCAGGGTGGAGGATGCTTCGGCCCCGCCGTCCGCGCCAGCCCCAATCGCATGGATCCGGGCGTGACGCTGCATCGGCCGCGCCACCAGGCTGACCTCGCACAGTTCGACGTCGCACAGCTCGCGCCAGCGACCATGCCGTGCCGCGCGTACACGGTATCCGAAGCTCAGCCCGCTCACCGCGCCGTTCGCTACCAGCCCCGCCAGCTCGGGCGCGTCGATCCGCCCGGTTACGCGCAGACCCCGCGCGTCCTCGCCGATCGCTTCGATCACGCCGACCGGCTGCCCGCGATGCTGCCACAGCAGCGGCACCCGGCGCACGCGCGCGCCGAACGCGCCGGCGCGGACCACATCACCGCCGCGGTCGGGCGCACCGAACACCGCGGCATAGCCTGCGAAGCGGACGCTCATTTGCCCAGCCCCCAGAATCCCAGCTTCACCGCCAAACCCAGGATCACCAGCGCCAGCAGCATGCGCACCACCCATCCCGCGACCGCCTTCACCGCCGATCGCTTGGCGTCGCGCCACGCTTCGAGCAGCTCGCGCAGGTCGCCCATATCCTTCGCCGCCTGCGGATCGTCGAGCCCCAGCCGCGCCAGCGCCCGACTCGCGCCCAGTTCGCCCGCTTCCTCGGCGATCGCACGCAAAGTCGCGATGTCCGCGCCTTCCGCCGCGCCCTGCGCGATCAGCTGCGCCAGCAGGCTCGCGCTCATTGCGCGAACCCCAGCATCGCCCGCTTTTCCTCGGTCGTCAGAAAATCCGCCGCGCTCACGCTGCTCCACAGCCGCTCGCGGTCCTCGGCCATCGCCGGCACCTTGTCGATCTCCACCTGCAGCGACGCGCCGGGAAACCATCCTTCCAGCCCCTGCGCCAGTTCGGTCAGGATCTTCTCGGCCAGCGGCAGGATCGTCAGCCGCCATACCGCGCGGTTCGCCTCGCGATAGTTGGCGTAACTGTTGTCTCCGGGCAGTCCGACCAGCATCGGCGGCACGCCGAACGCCAGCGCGATCTCGCGCGCTGCCGCGGCCTTCAGCCCCACGAAATCCATGTCGGCCGGGCTCAGGCTCATCGCCTGCCATTTCAGGCCGCCTTCCAGCAGCATCGGCCGCCCGGCATTGGCGGCACCCGAAAACGCCGCTTCCATGTCCGCCTTCAGCCGGTCGAACTGCGCCGGCGCCAGCGCGCTGCCGTCGCCCGGATCGTAGACCAGCGCGCCCGACGGCCGCGCCGCATTGTCGAGCAGCGCCTTGTTCCATCGCGTCGCGGCGTTGTGGATCGCGATCGCCCCCGACGCCGCGCCCAGACAGCCCAGGCCATAATGATCGTCCACCGGACTGAAT